TCTTCTATTCTTGATTCCGCAGTTTCGCCTTCTGTTAAATAACCCCTACTTAAGTATTGACGAGAGTTTCGATTTAGCCAGTATATTTTTTGATCCATTTTGTTTTTTGTTTTAAAAGAGCTCGTCTTCAGAGAACGATTTATCTTTTTTAGAATACTCAACAGGCCTTCCGTGAAAAAAGTCCGTCATGTTGTCTCCCAAGAGCTCCTCGTCAAACCACATTGTAGAAGATATCAGCTTTTTGTCAACATTAAAAACACTATCAAAACCAATCATATCAAGAGACTCGTTGATTCTGTTTTTAACAAACTCTTTTAAAATATCAGCAGAAAGGCCTTCTTCGTTAATCCCATTAACCATCCAATCAATGATTTTAGCTTCAGCCATATACGCTTGCTCTGCTTCTTGCATAATCCGATCTCTTAATTCTTGATCAAAAAGATCTGGGTATTCGGCCCTGATTGTATTGATAATACGAGCTCCAACTTTAGCATGAATATCTTCTTCGTTACGAGTATACTTTACCTGCTGGTCTGTATCTTTAAGGACATTCTTAAATCTAGCGAACCAATTTATAACATAAAACTGGCTAAACAAAGAAACATTCTCTACAAACAAGGTAAACAAAATAAGGGCGTAGAGATATTGTTTCTTGCTGTCTTTGTAAAAGCGATGGGTGTATTTCTTAAGATATTTAACCCGACCCTGTATGAAGTCTAATTTGAGATTTTCTTCAAAAATATCTTCCATATCTAGAATAGATATTAACCTTTCATATGCATTATTGTGAATAACTTCAGTGTTTGCCATCACATAACCAAGATCTTGTAGTGATGGGTGGGGTAGGTTGTCTCCAAGTTTGGCCCAAAATGTCTTAACGGCCACTTCAATTTGCCCAATAGCACTTAATGTTCTAACTACAATCTCCCTTTCTTGGTCGTTTAGTGATGTTTTAAAGTTGTGTATATCAGACTTAAAATCAAATTCCTTATCGGTCCAAAAACCATTATGCATAGATTGTATAAACATTTCAGTCCATGGGTATAGATTGGGCTTCCTTGATGTTTGTTCGTCGAATATACTCATTTTTATTGTTTTTTGTTTGTTGTTAATTTGATTTTGGCCGCGACTATGCCACAAAGTTATCGCTGTAACAAATTACACCTTATATCTTTTTTAAATCCCAGTCAACAGAAAATTAAGTTAATTATTTATGTGGAAAAAAATAATAATCTTTTTGTGGAAAAAAAATAGAATGATTTATATAATAAGACGGGAAGGAGAGAGAATTCGAAGAAGTTTACTTCAGCGATTTAATCATATACGATACTCTACCAATTAACTTCTCGATTTTAAAAAACACTTATCGTTAAGTATATGTATTCGAAGAAGTATACTTAACCGTATAGTATATACTTAACGATGAAGTATGTTTTTTAAATCTCGAAGTGTTTTTTTACAAGTTAATAATATTTTCTTGACTTCTTCGGAATATAACTTATCATTATGGGAATGGAACTAGATTACAAAATAATAGGGATTTGTGGAAATGCCAGATCTGGAAAAGATACTCTTGGGAAGAACATCAAAAAGATTTTAAATGACAACGGAATAAAATCAGAAATTTATTCTTTTGCAAATGAGTTAAAAAAATCTGTAGATGAATTTTTGATAGAACAATTAAAAATATCTGCTTTCACAGAAGATGAGGAAGAGAAAAAATTGATCAGGCCATTCCTTGTTTTTTGGGGCACTGACGTAATGAGAAAAATAAATCACAATATTTGGGTTGAAAAAGTTGAAGATAAACTACATGATAGTCATGTAAACATTATTACTGATGTGAGATTTATTAACGAGATAGATTGGGTTAAGAGAAAAAAAGGCTTATCCATAATGATTAAAAGAGAAAATAATGAACCAGCTAATGCTTATGAAAAATATAACAACGAAAAATTGTCTTTAATTGTTGACAATAGTTTTGATGTGTTGCATACTGAAGACGATAAGATGTTAGAACTAACAGCTAACGAAATTTTAAACTCAACAATCAATAACGAAATCTTTGAATTATGGAAAGCGACCTGTCCCTTATAAAAAAAATACAATCAACACAAGATAAGAATTGCTTGGACGAATTAATAAATAGGCATTCTGGTATTTATATTTATATAGTGGACAAATTTACTAAAAATAAAGATTACAACGTAGACAGGGAAACTATATTAAGTGAGAAAGATTATATGATATATAAGAGTGCCCTTGATTACGACCCAAACAAAAACAGTAAATTTTCCACATACCTAGCTAATCAAACAAAGTGGAAGTGCTTGAATGAAATTAACGCCATAAGGAACAAGAGGATGGTAAGTATAGATACTTTATATAGCACAGCTTCGGGAGACGAAACTAGTCACGAAATCTTATGTAAAATAGAGGCTTTTGATATATTTAATAGTGTTCTTGAAGAAGAAACAGACTTAAGGGTAAAAAAAATCATTGACATCCGATTCAATACAGATAATAATAGATTAAGACCTTGGAGAGAGGTCTCAAAAGAACTAAACATGAGCATACAAGGTTGCATAAATATATACAACAGGTTCATAAACAAAGTAAAAAATAAATTCGATAAAAATTATGTTTAATACAATAACAGCAGCAGGACATCTAGTTAAAGATCCAGAGACTAGAGAAGTAGGAGATAAGAAGGTTTGCAAAATGAGACTTTGCATTTCTGGAAACCGAGTTCAAGACAAAGAAAAACTATTCATTGACGTTGAGTTCTGGAATAGACAAGCAGAAATTGCTCAAGAGTACCTAAAAAAAGGCAGGTCGATCATTGTACAAGGAGAGCTTAGGCGCAATACATGGGAAAAAGAAGGAAAGGAATATCAGAAAGACTTTATTTCTGGTCAAAGCTTTCAATTCCTAAACACTGGAGGCTCAGATGGAAACAAAGAATCTTCAGAACCATCCAAAGAAACAGAAAAGGTTTCCGCCCCTGTAGATGAAGATATTCCGTTTTAATGAAAATACTATTAGAGGCACCTCTAAATTCTTTAAGCCTCGGCAACGTTGGTTATAACGTTGTCCGAGAGCTTATAGACAAAGGGCATGATGTTGGTTTTTGGCCAATTGGTAATGTAGATTTATCTGCTTACAATATAGAAAGCGACTTTCTCGCTAAATTGCAAGAATCAATAGACAAGAGGTATGATTTTTTGCATGAAGACATCCCGTCTTTAAAAATATGGCATTTAAACGGTTCCGAAGACAGAAAAAACAAAAATCAATACCTATATACCTTTTATGAATGCAGCGAACCAACAGATATAGAAGTTAAGCTTTGTAACGCGCAAACGAAAACTATATTTTCGTCTTCTTACGCAGCTAATAAATTCAATTCACCTTCTGTACCGCTTGGTTTTGATAAAGACTTCAAAGAAACTAACAAAACATACTTAACTGGAGTAACTCACTTCGGATTAATGGGTAAATTTGAAAAAAGAAAACACACAAGAAAAATAATCAAGGCTTGGATTAAAAAATATGGCAACAACAATAAGTATCAGCTTACATGTTGTGTTTCGAACCCGTTTTTTAAGCAAGATGAAATGGCTCATATTTTAAACGAAGCTCTCGAAGGCAAAAACTACACTAACGTTAATATATTACCCTTCTTGGGTAAAAATAGCGAGGTTAACGAGTTGTTAAACTCAATAGACATAGATTTGACTGGCCTATCAGGAGGAGAAGGTTGGAACCTTCCCTCTTTTAACTCCACCTGTCTTGGTAAATGGAGTGTAGTTTTAAACGAAACCTCTCATAAAGATTGGGCATCTGATAAAAACTCTATATTAGTAGAGCCTAGCTCTAAAATAGATTGTTATGACAATAAGTTTTTTGCTAAGGGTTCAAACTTTAATCAAGGTTTCTTTTTTGATTTTGAAGAAGACGAAGCTATTTCGGCGATGGAAAAAGCGGAAGGAAAAGTAGGACAAATTAACACTGAGGGTCAAAAATTGGCGGACAAAATGTCCTATTCTAAAACCGTGGATTCTATCATTTCCCATATTTGCTAGCTTTTAAAGCTGGCACACAAAATGCAATAATAAATATTATGACTACATTATTCGAAGAGTTATTCAAACAAGATAGCAGGGTTGACCAAAAAGACTACAAATGGATTAAAAGTAGCGATGACGTATATACAGCTGAAATTGAGTTAGCTGGATTTTCTAAAAAAGACGTTGAAGTTACAGCTAATCAGGAAGTTTTAAGGGTAAGCGCTAAAAAAGGTGAGAAATCTAAAAGTTTTTCAATAGCACTAAATGATTTAGTTTGTCCGTCCGACATCAAATCGAAGATGACAAACGGCTTACTAATTATTACAATGCCAAAAAAACAAGTTAGAGAATCTTTTGCAGTTAAGATCGAATAGTCTTGCTGTTGTTCGTTACAAAAAATCAAACGGGGTTAGTTGAATACTAGCCCCGTTTGTTTATAATCTATTATGCCGATGTATATTTATAAACACCCAGATGAAGAAGTTTACACAGAGGTTCTTCAAACAATGATTGAGGATCACGTATACTTCGATTCTGACGGGCTTGAATGGAAGAGGGTATTTACCACCCCAAATATGTCCATCGATTCCTCTATAGACCCATATAACGAAAGACAGTTCCATGATAAAACCAACTCGAAAAAAGGGACTTTTGGTGATGTCATGGATTATAGCAAGGAATTAAGCCAAGAAAGAGCTGAAAAAAATGGAGGGATAGACCCAATTCAAAAAAAATACTATAAAGATTATTCAAAGAAAAGAGAAGGGGCCAAGCACTTTAATGAAATAAAATCTAAAGGCTATGAGAGTAAAAACGTAAAAATCGATTTTGAAAAATAAAGCAAACTGCTTTAATTTTTATTACATCATCCGCCTTGAGTTTTTATACCTAGAGTTATTGCATACATATTATACCAACTCCTAATCGCTATATTTAGATTCGGATGTTGGCACTCGTAAACCTTGCCTTTTTCATCTATATAGGAAACATTCCAGCATTCCTGTCCCATTAAATCTTTAATCTTTCTTGAAGATGGTTTTATTTTTTTCATAATATTATACAATTGGGTAAGTTGGATAATTAGACCATAGCTTGACAGTCATATTATCGTATTGTATTCCAGTTCCTCCATAGGAACCAGTTACATTATTTTCTACATATAAATCTCCAGTTGGTCCATTGAAAGAGTTTAAGCCTAAGTTCGAGGCATCTAATGATATATAAACATCTCCAATGCCAGTGCAACCAGCAAAACACTCTGAACCTATAGAGGATATATTGTTTGGAATAACTAAATAATCACTAAACCCATCGCAATTCTTGAAGCAGGAATTTCCTAAATTATAAAATGTGTTTGGTAACGACAACTGCCCAGTAAACGAACAGTTTATGAAAGACTCGTCTCCAATAGATTGTAAATTATCTGGAAAAACAAGAGCCCCACTTAAAAGATTACAGTCAGCAAAGGCTCTGTTCCCTATACTCACAAGATTAGGGGGTAGTTCAAAGATTTTTGGAGCAAATATATTATCGTCAGTTTTTAACTTGCAATTTTCAAACGCGCTATCGCCTATCGTTGTTAGGCTTGATATATATAGTGGATTGCCAATATCTCTTTCTTCAAACAACAGGTTTTCAAGTTCTGTGCAATTATAAAAAGCCTTGCTTCCTATTTCGTTCAAATTTTTTGGTAAGATTAAAGAGTTGATCTTAAATCCCTGGAAGCTATTATCTCCTATCTTGTTAAGCAGACCGCTTCCATATTCGAATGTTAAACTAGCAGTATCAGAAAAATTCCTAAAGAATGCATAATCTTGTTGTTTTGTTTCTGTCACCCAAGATCCTACCTTCAAAGCAGAAAAATTAGTATTTTGAAATTTTTGCTCATTCAAAGCTAAACCCGTTCCAATTGTCAGGGTTCCATCTAAACTACTACAACCTGCAAAAGCCTGGTCACCTATAGAGGTACAATAGGGACCTATAGCAAGATCACCAGATATGTAGGAGTTTTTAAAAGCCGAAGACCCGATGGTTTCGATATTCACTAGATCAGTCAATTGCGTTGAGCCAGGAAAAGGAGACCCATAATTTTCATAAGACCCTATACCTATATTTTTTAATAATTTTACATAATTCAAATCTTTAAATTTTGTATTTTTAAATGCATAATCTCCTATATTTATTAGCGAATCTGGATAAATAGATTGAGAAGTAAATTCACAATTTTCGAAAGCACTAGCCCCTACGCTTGTTATGTTTGATGGAAAGTTTAAAGATCCCGTAAATCTAAAATCTTTGAAAGATGCATAACCAATTCCAGTGACATCATCTTCAATAATCAAAGAACCACCAACGTCTAAATTTAAACCGCTATAAAAACTATAATCACCAGAATTTAATTGATTAATACACCCTGGAACCACTAAGGTTTTTAAAGAGTTGCAACCAGTAAATGCTGTTTGAGATATAGAACAACCTGTTCCTATTTTTAAAGAATCTAATTGAGTACAGCCGCTAAATGCATATTCTTCTATAGTCACGTTATTACAGTCAAACGAAATTCTTCCTAACATTGAACTACATCCTTGAAAGGCAGATTGGCCAATAGCAACAATCTCTGGATTAAAGCTAGGTGCTGAAACAAGTGAATAATCTTTAAAAGCCTGGCTGCCTATACCAGTAATACTAGAGTTTAAATTCAAAAATTGAGTAGAACCTGATATATAATCATAATCTCCCTGTTCTATTGTTAAAATATCGTCTGTTACATTAAGAGTGTTAAACGGAATAGATATACTATTAAATCCGCAATTTTCAAAAGCATAAGGCCCTAATTTTGTAAATTCTGGGATCTCTAATGAACCAGTTAAGCCAGCACAATTATAAAAAGCGTAGCTATTTATTTTTTGTAAAGATTCTGGTAGTAAAAGGTTACCACTAACTTTATAGTCGTTGAATGAATAGTCTCCAATTTCTTCTAAATCGATGTTTAATATAATAGGAGTCTCAAAACCGCTATAGAAATCAAAGTCACCATCGTTTATTATAGTGGTTCCGTTTTGTATAAACAAACTGTCAAAAGAAACCCCGCTAAATGCTGTATCTGAGATTACTGTATTGTTGCCTACTGTTAAACTTCCTTTAAGTCCAGTACAATTTGCGAAAGCAAAATCTCCTACTGTATTAATACTTGCGGATATGTTTAGAAAACCATTAAATCCAGTACAATCATAAAACGCTGCATCCCCTATTTCTGTTAGGAAGTTGCTGCTTAAGTCTAAATCCCCAGTAAAGTTATAACCAGAGAAAGTTTCAGTTCCAATAATAGTTACGCTTTCATCAAAAGTCAAAATGCTTTGGTCGTCAAAATTATAAGGTTCGTTTTTATACCACTCATAATCTGCCTTAACTAACGGACTATTATAGCCCTGATAAACACAAAGCTCTTTGAAGTTACATCCAGAAAAAGAATTAACTCCAGGTTGAATATTGTTGCTTATGCATAATGTATCAAAACCAGAACAGTTTGCAAATGCATAATCCCCAATAGATACACTGTTAACTGGACCATCCTGATAAAGCTCAAGCTTCCCATTAAAATTACTACAATTATGAAATGCTGATTTTCCTATTGTGCGCGGGAACCAATAACTCAAACCTTTTAAAGTAAGATTCCCATTAAAGCCGCTACAATTTTTAAAAGCCTCCTCCTCTATTCCCGTGAAAAAAGGAGAAAATGTCAAGTCACCAGTAAAACCACAGTTTTTGAACGCAATAGGGCCCGTTCTTTGAACACCGTTCATGCTTAAATCTTTATTAAAACCAGTGCAGTTATAAAACGCCCCAGAGCGTACATCTTTACAAGCCCAAGGCAATGTCAAGCCTCCAGTAAAACCAGTACAATTATAAAAAGCCTCAGCTCCAATATCTTCCAAATCAGAAGAATTTGGACGACTTACATTTATGCCGCCAATAAGAACAGGTTCCGTTTCTACATTTTCAATTTTAAATTCTCCTCCAAATGGAACATTTTTAAACGCCTTTTCATATATAAATTTTAAACCAGAGCCAATAACTAAATTCCCATTAAATAATGAATCTTCAAAAGATGAAATTCCAACACTATTAATGCTTTCTGGTATCCTAAAGTCTCCAGTAAAACCGTAACCACTAAAAGCATAATCCTCTATTGTTATTGGCCCGTTTCTAATATCTAAAGAGCTTGAATTTACAAAGCTATCATAATATGAAAAATCTGAAGAGTTTATATTTTCTACAAACCCATTGATTGTTAAATTAGTAAAAGAACAACCAGAAAAAACTTGAGAACCTACATTATGACCAGTTCCAATTATTAGACTTTTGTTTAGACTTTCACAATCATAAAATGCAGCGTCACCTATTCCAGTAACGGATTCTGGTATTTCAAGATTTCCGTTAAATCCAGAACAACCAGAAAACGCAGCGTCGCCTATAGAAATTAGCGTATTCGGGAAAATTAATGATCCAGTTAAACTATCTGATTTAGCAAAAGAGTTACTGCCTATTTGATCTATTATTAAAGGTCTATTAGAATTGTCTATATCTAATATACCGTTAAGACTCTCACAATTATAAAAAGCATAATCTTTAATCCTTGTAACATTATTAGGTATAATTAAATTTCCAGTCAATTTATTACATTCATAAAAAGAATATTCATTTATAATATTAATTTTTTCATTTAAAATCAAACGCCCATCAAATCCAGAACAGCCATAAAAAGAACCATTACCAACATAATCGGTATTAACACCTATATTTAAATCCCCACTAAAACCGTCGCAACCAGAAAAAGCATAATCTCCTATATTTTTATTTTTCAAGGGTATATATAGATAACCTTTGAAATCGAAACCATCAAATGAACCGCTGTTTATACCAGTAACGTTTTTCCCAATTTCTAAAGAAGCGTTTAATTTTGATAAGCTGTCGAAGTCTTGGTCTTCTATTAATATAACATTATTGCTGATTCTGATGTTGTTGAAGTTACAACCAGAAAAAGTGTCACTGCCAACTTCTGTATTTTGGTTACTGCTTATTGTTAAAGTCCCAGTTAATCCAGAACAGTTTGCAAAAGACTTATCGCCCAACCGTTTTATACTATCGTGAATCTTTAAGTCTCCTATAAGACCAGAGCAGTTATAGAAAGCTTCAGAACCTATACCTGTGGTAGCTGTTGAAAGTAGAATTTCTCCTTCTAAATTATGACAATTATAAAAACCAGAGTTTCCTATATTTTTTAATGTAAGAGGAAAAACCAAGCCACCATTAAGATTTTTACAGTTTGAAAAAGAACCGTCACCTATTCCTGTAAGGTTCGAACCTAATTTTATCAACCCATTAAACCCAGAACAGTTTAAGAATGCACCATCTCCAACATAATCTGCGTACCTTGGTATTTTTAAGTCGCCAGTAAAATTATAATTATCAAAAGAATAGTTTCCTATTGTTTCCAAACTACTTGGCATAGTTAATTTAACTTCGCTTTCACTCCAATAATCAAATGATGAATCCTGAATGTTTTTTACAGATTCGCTTATTGCTAGCTCATTAAAATTACACAGTAAAAATGCATCGGGTCCTATGGATGTATTATCGCTTATTGTTATTTTAGAATCAAATCCAGTACATCCATAAAAAGCCTCTTTACCAACATTAGTGACATCGTCTTTTATTATTAGATCTCCCTTGAATTGATTGCAGTTATAAAAAGCTCCAGAAGGTATTGTTTTTATACCATCACCCAAACTCAAATCATTAAATCCAGAACAGTTATAAAAAGCGCCTTTTTTGATCCCCGTAACACCCCTACCAAGATAAAGTCTGCCAGTGAGATTATAACAATTTTTGAAGGCATCATTTCCTATACTTTCTAACTCATCAGAAAGGTTTAAAAACCCACCTAAATTATAACAATTATTAAAAGCATCATTTCCTATATTTTTAACATCACTCCCAATAATTAAACTATATGCATTTTGATCATCAAAACTCCAATTGTTTGGTATGTCTTCACTTGTAGTCCTTATTAATATTTTATTTTCATCAAAAACCTCAGTAGGACCAAAGTTATATAAAAGCGCGTTTAAACCTCCATTTCTATGTTCGTCTAATGGGTTTGCAAAACTTGCTTTTTTTCTACCCAATTCATTTATATCATAACAGTTAAAACTAAAAGACGCTGAATAAGCTATTTCGTCATTTACTTCCATTTGATGATTCATAGACTCCAGCTTTACACCATCGAAAAAATATTTGATAGCATAAGAAGAACCGTTTGAATCTAACGCTCTTAAACTAAAACTATAATCTTTTTCTGATGCTAACAAACCAGAAATAAAACCACCCTCATATTTGCTAACTCTAGATGAAATTGATATATTACCATTAATTGGATATTTTAATTTTCTATCATACGGATAATTAGACCCCATTCCATATAAATCTACTCTATTTATTGGAATTGTAACAGAAAAGTTTTGAAGTATATGTTTTTCATTAACTATACTTTGACCTCCTACTTGAATATCCTCCAAATATAAATCCAAACCACATACAGGACTGTGTAGATTAGGATTTGTTCTGTCTATTTCTCTAAGAAGCCTACTGCCGCTTATAAATGTTTCTTCCAAATTTAGTTTTCCAGCGCCTATATTATTACCTTCATTAAGATTTATAGCTGGAGAATTTATCATTCCGCTATATATAGAAGCTTCCGTGTTTGAGCATTTATATTTTGTCTTTACGGTTGGCACGGACCCGTTGCTTAAAGAAAATCCATATTCAGTTAAATAAGCGTTTCCAAAAGCAATAATTTCCCCGCTATTTGGTGTTGAAAGATCGCTGGACTTGAAATATTCAATTCCGTCCTCTCCTTGGTCTGGGTGATTATAAAAGTAAAAGTTGTAACTTTTATCTTTTATTCCGTCAAGAAGGCCTATTGGCTCATAACCCCCCTCCTCTAAAAAATTAAAACCCATTAGGTATTCATTTTCCATATGTGGAGAAAACAGATAATCTATGTTTAAATCAACATCTGGGTGCCTATTTATGTCGTCTATTTGATAAAAAGAAGAGCCAACCTGTTTACCCTTTTCCCTACTCATTGAAAAACCAAAAGACGCAGCTTGTACGCCGCCAAAGACATAACCAGTTTCAGTCCCTGGTTTGAATGCTGGAGACGGAGTTATTAATACTAATGTATTGTTGCTCTTTAATGTTAACCTACTCATTTTTTAATAATTTTTATTTGGTAATACCCCCAATGGATCTTCGATCATTGACACCGACAAATTATGAGAATTTTTCCCATTCCATTTGTGACTCCATTCTGTAGCTATAAGTACTTTCGGCAAGTTATATAGAGATGGAACATTATGAGGGAACCTCATGTAACCCCCGTGAGACTCTAAAAAATGCAACATTGACTTAAGTTGCTTTGTGTCTATTGATGAAAATTCGTAAGTTATTGGGAAAACGGCAGAATTTTTCCCTTTTTGCATTCTAGTAGAATAAAATCTGCCCAATTTTTCTATTTTAAACTCTACTTCATTTTGCCAAAGAGAGTCTGGACACCAATGGAAATCCTGATCCCAATTTGAGTACCAAGATTTAGGATCTTTTGAACCCTCAGAAATATGATCGCTTGTGCAATAATAATAATTTGTTATCTTTTTGTTATTACCAGCAAAATAGACAACATCATTTTTTTTGTATTCTTTATTTGTTTGCCAATCTTGCGCTTGATAATTTAAAAAATTCAAACTTCTCCAATTAAAAAGGTTTGCTTCTTCTTCTATAGAAAATTTTATTGTCAACTGGTAGTCATTGTTTGTTCTGTGTATCACAGAATAACCATCACAATATCCGCTCAAACTATTATAAATTTTATCTTCATTTGAAGATGTATATTCAGCATCTATATAAAAGCTGACAACACCCTTGGTATCCTCTAAAAATTTAATTATTTTTTGTATTGTTTCTTTGTTATATTTATAAACAAGAACGAAATTAGCTACCATGCTATTTATTCCACGCGGTTTATATGAAAACAAACTATCTTCATAATCCATTTTTATTACATTAGAACTAAAAGATGCTTTTGATCCATATGTTGGAGGGTATATATTAAATATACTATCATTTGAAGTTTCAGCTTCAATATTATTAGATCTGTCATACCAAAGATCCGATTTATTTATTCTGCTTTGTGCCATGAGTATTATATATTTTCCTTGTAATACCAGCCCCACCATGAAGCGGTTGTATCGCACCATACATCTGGGGCTCCAGGGATCGTATTAACTAGGTTGTAATATTCCCCAACGTATCGTGCTGGATTAATTATTAAATAAGGAGGTTCGGCATATTTTGTTTCTAGTACGAATGAATCGCCGTTGTCATCAACAAAATCTGTTGGGTTCTGATTAGAAGGCAATAAATAACTCCCTGGAAAGACCTGATCCGACTGAAAACCGATACCAAGTCCTTGATCTGCTGGTGGCGAAGCCTCAAATCCTCCTCCTTCATCACACGATGTTGATTCATTATCTAGTATAACCTCAGGATTTCCCATAGGGTTATTTTCATCAAATCCATATCCAAACTGATTGTCAGATAAAATCCAGGCCATTTTACGAGAGGTTTTTTCATATTGAGGGTTAGCAGAGTAAGTACAAACACCCTCTATCCACCATGTTTTATCATAATTAATACCATTACTATACGTTGTTTTTCCATCTTTATATCTCTGGTTTCCAGCCGAATCTATAAGTTTGACTGGCACTGGATTTATAACGCAATCAGGCGTTTCTCTATAGGATAAAGTAAAATCCCATTTTGACAACAAGGTTACAGTGACATCGCCAAAGAATTCACTCTCTCTTACATAAGATGTATTCCAACTATATTTGCCGTTTTGATTTGCCCCGTACGTAGACGTTGAAAGTCGGTAATTTGGGTAGCTTGTAAGGTCACTAGTCCAGGAGAAAACATAATTTGGTAGGTCCGAAGTATAAAAAGGCTTAAGTTCATCACCCGCAACAATTTCAGTATAAGGAACCTCTTGACCCGCTTCTAGCGCCTCTATCTCGTCATATTTGGTTTCTAAATACTTATGGGCTGTTACTTCATATGCGTCTTCAGAATCTGATATTGATAATATTTTATAAACATCTGAACTTCTATTTATTAATCTTGATCTGTAAGCAGAGCCCTTGGGAATAAACTCTATTAAATTAGAATTAATTGAGTTCTCTTTTATGAATAAAGTACAACCGAAATCATCGTTTACATAAGATTCAATTTCTAACTCTTTTATTTGAGAAGAACTGCCTAGATAACCTGAATTAAAAGAGCTTTCTTCTACAGGTATATATACTTTTATTTTCTTTTCATAATCTGATGAAAATGGGTTGTTTATTTTAATCCAATAATTGTCTTGATCAATTTCCATAACCCTTCCATAGTTTATGGATCCAGTTTTTAGTTCGTCTTCTATATGAATGAAGTCTCCAGGTCTACAAAGTAGAATTTCATTCCCACATTCAAAAGAAACAATCTGATTTTCTTTTGTGGTTTGATAAATAACATGCCAAGCAGCCCTTCTGGCTTGGGCTTTTGAAGTCACCCCAATAACATCAAGTGTTTTTTTAAAAACGCCTCTTTTTCTTATATCTTGGGAATCTTCAACAAGTTCGGTTTTTGTTTTAAAATCCTCGTTTTGGTCTATATATATAACTTCTATAGTATTAAATTGCTCTTCTCTTTTATAGGTAGAATAACTAAAGGCTCCGTTCCTTACATTTTGATTATTAAACAAAGCAACAGCATCCTTTGGTCTGTCGTCTGTAAATTCAACAGAATCCTTTGAATAATAAATGGACCCCCTAAATATTGCTGTTATTGTATTTAAAGCGTCGTATATTTTAGTTTCTGCAGAAAACATAATATTACATGAAAATCTTGGTTCCAAACCGCCGTCGTTGTTTTGAACCCCAACAAAGTTTCCATTATCATCAACAGCGTCGCAATACCTTGCTATGTTATAAAGATCCCATTTATTTATCGTTTCCGCTTCTATATGATTTCCCAAACCATATCTAAAATCGGTCAACATATCATATAAAATCCAAGCTGGATTATCTGTCCATCCCCAATTAAAATTCCCATTCCAATCTCCTTCGTATATGTTTGTATCTATTTGGCCTAATTGGCAAGCTTTTTTATAACGTCTTTTATCATAACCGTTTGGCAGTGTCGGGCTATAGTTAGATGGTATTCTAACCTGCTTTAATTTGCAATCAAAAGTCCTTATTGGTATACTGGAAAACACCCTAGCATCAACTACAGTCGCTACCGTTGCTGAATAAGGGTAGTTTAGAACAAACTCTTGAACTTCTGATATTTTTTCAACAGAAACCTCCTTATCAACTAAAGTAGAGTTTGATTCGTGTGAAAATTTTGTTACCCTAATAAACCTGTTTAAGGTTGAGGTGTACATAGAGCTAGTGTTATACCTTTCATCAGGTATACCGCGATCTCTAATAAAAGGCGATTCTAGCTCGAAATACTCATACAAACCCCCTCTTCCAGTTCCAATTCCTCCTAAAACCTCCTTAATATCACACCCCAAAATTTCTTGTCCATCATCAGCCCTAGGGTTGCCAAGGTCAATTGATACACCGTTTTCAACAAGGGCCGATATTTGGAAATTTGTTGCATATGTTACTGTCTCAATACCATTTACATCAATGGCTCCAGTTTCTACTCTTATGTTTAAAACTGCAGGTATTCTAGCTCCAGCTTCAAGTTCAGGGTCTTCAACATCACCAATAGACTTTTCTACCATGTCCGCCAATCTATCTATTTTTATAGTAAGATTAACTTTTGTTACATTTGGATTATAAATTACATGCGTTAATGGGATAGCCTTTTCATCATAGTCTTGATAATTTTTATCCCAGTCTGAGTATGATTTTTCTGTTCTATCCCTATAGTCGTTACTTCCTTCTTCGCCAGGATTTGGAAACCTAGATTTTGCAAAGTTAACACTCGGATACGAGCACTCCCCCCCCGATTTAAGGAGGAAGCCGCCCCCACTTGGCTTTATTTTTTGTACCTGACCCGATGTGGAAAAAGGCCCAAAAAGTCTATAATTATATACGTAATCAACAGGAACTATTTGTCCAAAACTTACCCCTAAGCTGCTCTCATACCCTTTAGAAAAGCGCACATCCGCATTAGACCAATTATATTTGGCCGTAGCGTTTTCATTAAAATCTATTTGTTCGCAATTCATAAAACACTCTCATCCCTTATCATCACTATTTCTACACCATATTTAAAGAAATCTATTAAATAATGGTCTACAATCATTTCATTAAACAACACCGTCTTTCCATCTTTCGTTGTCTTATGTTTCATATTTGAAATCACAGGAAGCCTCATAAAATAAAAGCCCTTAACCTTACCTGCCCAAAATCCATTTTTATCTAAAGATGGATAAAGAAGAGATAATGAATTTTTTCTAAAAACAGAACCAATCTTATCTCCTTTTGATTTCAGCTTAAAACTCAACTCATTTTGCTCTTTAAAAATATTTCCATGTTCTTCTTTTGAGTAGCCTTGTATTTCCTCATTTATATAAATAGACATGTAAGGGGAAAAGTAATTAAGGCCATCCAAAATCCAACCTCTAGATATTTTTTCGTCAGAATTATAACCGAACTTTTCGCAGATATAATCCTTTAGAGAATTCAGTGTAATGTTTTCAACAGGAAAGGTTTTTAAGCCAAGGTTTTTGACAGCTATTTTTTTAGCTACTTTAGATTCTATTTTGTTTTCATTCGTCTCGCTTATAGAATTCAAAAGCTCTTTGGATCCTCTATACAAATTAGACAAGTAACAAAAAACATCATCCTTATGCTTGACTCCCAGACACAAATTAATATTATATATACCTCTGTAATCAGAAAAATCCTTTATTGGTACAGATGTATTTTCAAAAGAAGAGTTTCCATAAATATTCTTACCAAGCTCGACGTCCAACGATTCGCTTTTAAAATCTCTTATGTCATCAAGAATTCTTTGCGTAGAATTAATATATTTTTCTTCTTCTATATATTGAGAAAATATTATTTTGTTTTGTTTCATTCTTTGAATTTATTTTTCAGAAGATAAATCATTAAGCTTCATATTGGTATGAAGTATTTTCATTATAGCTTCTCTCAAACATAAGCCAATAAGATTTTTACGAACAGGCTTGAGTTGTTTTATTTTTGTGTTTTTTTCCATTTATTTTTTTAAGTAAGTGTTCTTGTCTCCTGTACAGCGACCCCATTTAAATAAACCCCTTGTAAAATATCGCCCCCCTCAACAACTATCCCTAATTTATTACAAATACCCTCTATCGGGCCCTCGCAAAGTACGTCTAGGCATTCTGCGTTAGAATAAGAAGACAAGTGGTTATACTGACCTAATTTAGGAGGAGTTAACTGCGGGGGCTTTGGTTTCGGTGGTCCACCACCAGCTCCAGCCACCATTTGCTTTTTTTGTAAATGTTTCATATTTTTATTGTAATTTATAACTACAAGACGCTTGAAGAACCGTTGGGGCCATCATCATTCAACTCCATTGGTTTGTATGATTGAGGGAAGTTTTTTGTAGTATATTGTACGGTATAAGTTCCTACCTTCAATCTACCATAGCCCAGCGGGACACCAGATCCCTGAGTAGCGATATTAGCTTTGTTTGAAAAGGAAAAAGACTGGTCTATAGCTCTGGTTGAAGCCTCTACAGTTGGGGGTTCTGGTTCTTTTGGGGCTAACAGGAGCATTAACCCATAAGATATTGCTGCTACCACAACAGCTATGGCCACTTGAGTGGCTATATAAGCTATTGTACCCCAACCACTACCCATTATAATGGGTAATATATCTATATTTTTTGGAGTTTTTTGTAAATCAGATTCAGTTAGTTGTTTTAAATCTACACCATCAACAATTATAGTATAAATAAAACCCTGCTCATGTAAATTTTTTATTCTTTTTAAAAATCCTTTTTTATTTGAGTTTATAGCATGTAAAGCTTCCTTGGGTTTAGATATTCCATATTCAAAATACTCACCAAATTCCAACGCCAATATGCCGTGTAATCTTATCGTTGTCATATATTATTTTTTATATCTTCTATTAAATCTTTTTCAAATTCCAGATTACTAGGAACATAAAAACCAATCTTATCTGTTATTACAGAATAAATCATAAACGGCACACAGCAGTTTTCTGAAATAAGTATGTCATACTCGGAAGGTTTTTCATCAATATCTATATGACTATGATATACAGATATTAATTTATTTTTATCTTTAAAAGACAAGTAATCCAAAGGGTCAACTAAAAACTCTTCGCGTGGGTTAGTCGATATATTTTTTGCATTTTGAACAATGTACCTATTGTTTTTTATACCCACGAATCCGCAACTCTCTAAAAACTTATTATTCAAACAGTTTTTCCTTACCGTCTCAAAAACTTCTTCCACGTTGTCGCATAAATCTTCTTCGTAAACTTCTTTTATTTTTTTTAAATTTTTCATACTGTTCTTTTGAATTGAAATCCGTCGGTCCCAGGGAAACCACCAAACGGTAACGCAACCTTGTCATCGTTAAAATCTCTAAAGTGTTCCTGGCAAGATTCTATAGATTTATTGCAACCATCTAGCTGCCAAAAATCTGGGTTTTCTCTTGGTAGTCTATTTATATTATTATCTCTTCTTGAAACGTAAACTTCTACATGAATGTCATCAGCTCCAGTGATAACTGATCCCTCATAATTTGTGGTACCAATGTTTTTGCTTCGTCCGTAATGCAGCAATCTAACTGTATCGCCCTTAGAATAGGACTGATTATAATCAAAAAGAATACCTGGGTCAGTGCTTTGATTAATAACAACTCCATTTTCATCTGTAAAAGGTAAACCCGACTCTGTATTTATCGCCCTTTGAGAATACCTACACCCTGGGCCCCTATAAGTCCAACTGCAATACTTTGACATTATTCTCCTTCCATTCAAATATATAGTATCCATATCTAACGGAGAAGTTAATTCAAGCAACACAGAATATTTATTTTCTTGAATTTTTCTCGAAACTAAAAATCTCTGGTTTGAAATTTGAGCAGAGCTGTCAGCTTCTCCCCAAGGATTTTCAAGACCCTCAAAATTAGCATCATCCAAAAACCTAACAAATGTTTTTTGCCTGTATATAACAGCCGCCCTTAGATCGTTATACTGCTTCATTATGTCTGAAATAATATAATCAGGATTGGCTACTGTTAGTTTAGGCCTATTCAGACCAGCTGTCACCGAGGATTCGTTATCTTCTATTTCCAACGCCAACGGGGCGTACAACCTGCCCTGCCACCATATACTGCCTCCAAAAAGAGACCCACTATGAAAATAATAAACACCAGCAGTACTAGGCAGCTCACCATTAGTACCTTCTTTTAAATAAATTTCTCCCTGAGATTTCAAAGTGAAAAATTCAATCATTGCCGTTGGTTCCAACGACATTAATTCTTGAGACACCTTTTCCGAGAAACCTTCAGCCATAACAATTATTTACACATTTACTAATGTTTTATGATATTAAAAAAAAATAAATAGCAATAAAAAAAATTGACATTATATACTCAAGCTATACTATAATATAGTAAAAGCAACAAGCTTCTTTTCTTTAAAAAAATGAAAAATATAATTTATAGGGTATACAATTCGAAAAACAAATACCAAGCAAGCTATTCGTCAAAACTAAAAGGATCTAAAGAATGGGCCATTTCTTGTGCGGACCTTACAAAAGGTAAGGTTTATGAGGTTAATATTGTTGATAGAGGCCTTTCTGAATCTTCTAAGTTAATATATTCAAGCGAAAATGCCAATTAAACAAATAGATTTAAACGATTCAGACTTTAATAATTGCTTGATGTCTTTTTTTTATCTGTCGAATCCATACGACTTAAAAAAAGGCTCCTCTTTATCCTCTATAGAAGCATCTAAGAGGGTTCTGTTTGATGATATTGGCCATTTTGATTTTGGCATATGTCATTACGAAAATGACGGAACACCCAGCCTTTATTCTTTTTTCTCTATCGGCGAAAGAGGGGAGTCAATTTATTTAAATTATATTTTCCCAAATACAAATTTTCCTCCTAATAGAAACATTAAAAAGTATAAAATAGCTTTTTGTAAGTCATTTTTATATATATATGAAAAGACTGGCTTATCTCTGGTAAAAGCCGATATAAGAAGAAAAAATAGAGTAAGTTCTTTCATTAAACTTATAGACAGGTTCCTTCCTCCAGTCGATTTATTTAAAGATGAAAACGGAGAAATGTCAATCGTTAGGATAGAAAAAGAAAAAGTTTTAGATTTTTATGAAAAAATGTGAATTTAAAGTTATGGGGACAAACTCCGCTACAAAACATCTTGATGGTCAGATCCTAAACTTTGGTTATATTGATTTTTCTGGAAAAAAAAGAGTCTTTCAGGTTGAATTTAATAATAACGGCTATTTGCTGGATATAAAATCCGTTACTTTTGACCCTGATGGAGTTTTCATTACCGCATTTCTTTCCGACGAAAAGAAAAATGTTGGGAGAGTTGTCATGAAATATTTGCCATAATAATGTTTTTTGTGTATGTATTGTTATGTCAACATCAACACAATCAAGTCTTTTAAAGCAAGTAGGACACTACGGAGGAGAAAGAGTCGGGATCGGTACCCACACTGGTAAATTCATGGCTATTCACGCCCTTGATGACTGCACTATCGGTGCTGGCACGGTAGGCAGTATATCTAATTTTGCTGGTGCAGCTATAGCTCTTGGCGATGTTATCGTTGGAGAGTGGTCCGCTATTGAACTTACCGCTGGAGACGCAATCATCTATTATACCGACTAATAATGAAACTTCTTCGCATAGCTGGCAACGCACTTCTGAATGGAGCTTTACGCAACAAAGCCATAATAGGTTGTTGCAATGTATTTTGGAAGGATTCTTTTTTATGGGATGATCTTTGCTTTTGGAAAGAGCCAGATTGTGAAGGTGGCATTTGGGTTAATAGCGAAATCTGGGAAAACGAATGCCCTTGGACTTAATTTCAAACAATAAACATGAGCCTACTAAATGAAACACCAAAACAAATCACTGAAGCTCAGAAAAAAGCATCAAGGATTAGATATATAAACTTAGCAATAATAAAAGAAATAACAAGAGTCTGGAACGAAAGCAACGATTTAATATGGAAAGATCAAAACCCCCAAAACATTCTTGATGAGTTGGGAGAAGATGTAGATGAAATTTTAGAAATAGATGAAGAAATACTAAACTTACTCTCAAACATATTAGGAGGTCGTCGGCAATCAGAACTTGATTCTATTTTAGCTAAGAAATCTCAAAGACAATAAAAATTTAATAACATGTCCCAAAATCAAATAGTAATCACAAGCGGAGTAACCACTCATGAGAATGTGTTGGATGGTATGAACTCTAATTTTTCGGATGCAGAAACAAGAACCTCTTCTTTGGAGGATAAAACCTTACAACAATCAATAAGTTCTTCAGCTGGTTCACTTGCTTTTGATACATCCCTTGGAGGTAATGCTACAACCACCCTCACCGAGGACGTAACTACCTTTTCCATTACAAACGCTGCGTCTGGAGATTCTGGCTTGATTCTTTTCGAGCAAGACAACACAGCTGGCTGGACATTCACTAGCACATATGACGTTCTTGCTGGCGATCTCGCAGATATAGCTTCGATTACAGCCTCTGGCATTGGAGCGGCTTCTGTTGGTTGGTATCACGACGGTACAGATAATTATCTTTATGTTAGCGAAGCAACCTAAACACTTTTTAAAATGAAAACTTATCAACTAATAAACCTTAGCCCTCTTAAACTCCGCTACAAGAGTTTAAATGGTCTGCCGTCATCCATTACCCGTGAAGCTGCGGCCCCGCAAACACCAGATGGTTACAAATACGTTGAAAACCTTACCGTCCCAAACGATGCTCCAGAAGGTCAGCGTTACGTTAGAGAACTTACTGCTGATTCTTATGGTTGGAAGCTTGAGGATGTTCCCGTTCAAGTAATTAACGAGGTAACAAACTATCAGATCAAACAAGCCCTCAACACGGTCCCTGCTGATCGTGCTGCTGTAGATGCTTTTGTTGCTGGCAGTGGCGACCAAAATGTTATTGATGGTTGGGCTCATGCTGCTGTATTCAAAAGAGACAATGCATTATTTCTTGGTGCTGTTGCTTATCTTGGTTGGACTCAAGAAAAAGTAGACGGTTATATTGAGCTTGCTGCGACCTTCGATTAATAAATTTAAAAATAAAAAATAATGGCACTAAATCCTTTCATACCCGCAAGTGAATCGACTCACTTGACATTCCGCAACAATTATAATGCCAATATATTAGAGATCGAATCTCGTATATCTGGTCTTGAGGCGGCTCCACCAAGTCACACCCATGCAGTAACAGATATTGATTCTACGACAGCTGTAAGCGGTTACGTTATCACTGCAGATGGCGGTGGAAACGCAACCTGGGAAGAAGCTCAAGGCGGTGGAGGTGCCGCTAATTTTAGCGTTGTCACGGTAGACACCCCAACTTATACACAAATCCCACAGCACACACATCACCTTTACGATGACACAGATCTTGGTGGTGGTAGTGGTAGTGGTAGTGGTAGTGGTAGTGGTGGCGGCGGAGCTTGTATAGTAGTTGATCTTCTCGACCCGACATTACATGAGGCGGTTACAACACATAAGAAGATCGGTGATTCGTGCGATGTTCTGCTTCTTCCTCCTAGTGGTTGCACTATTGACGGTGTTGTAAGTGATGGTCTTGTAAGCGGTTATACCTTAACATCTCAAAACGAAGCTATCTCTATATTCAGTGATGGAGTATCTGGTTACTATATAGAATAATGAGTCACACTGCAAAAACTCCTCCAACATCTAATGCAATTGCAGATCTTCCAGATGCGAAAGATGGCACTGTTGCTTATGATACTGCTGCGGGTAAGCCAGTAGCAAGAATAAATGGCGCATGGGAGAGTATTGCTGGTGGTGGTGGTGGTGGCACACCTACCGTTGTTTATGATGATGGTGCTGCTGTTGGTAATACAGACCAAATCCAAGGTGATATACCAGATAACTGGAAATCTACGGATTCAAGCTTAAAAGGATTAGTAATTGGCACAAGTTGCACAAGTATTGGGAGTAATGCTTTTTATTATTGCGCTGGCTTAACTGGTTCATTAGTCATTCCAGATAGTGTTACAACTATTGGACCAAATGCGTTTGCGCAAAGCGTTTTTGGTTCTGGTAGCATAACCAGTTTAACCATTGGAAGCGGCATTACGAGTATCGGGAGTGCTGCTTTTTATTATAACGCTAATATAACTAGAATAGAAATTTATGCTACAACTGCTCCTACGATTGGTAGTGATGCGTTTCTTAGCATCCCTTCTCCCGCAGAAATACACGTTCCAGCTGGAGCGACAGGCTATGCAGCGTCGTATGATGGTTTAACAGTAGTTTACGATCTATAAAAATTTTAACTAAATAATAATATGAAATACGCAATCACAGGCCCAAGAGGGGCAATCTTTAACATAGTAGAGGTAGAGCCAACAGAAGCTCCGCACTATAGCGAAATCTCTGATGCTGATGCAGCTACAGTAGAAGCTAGTGAGGATAGATTCTTTATCATTGATGGTGTTCTACTGACACAAGAAGAAAGCTTCCAAAAGATGAGAAGAAGCTTTATTGATGAAAAAATAGACAACAGCTCCGATCTTGATGCGGGTAAAGAGATCCTTAGAGATCATTTCGCAGAAAGAAGATATGATTTTGAGATTGGAGGCATAGTTTGGAACGGTCTTGACGTAAGAACTGATAGGTTTACAGTTGAGAGAATTTACCAAGCAAGATTCTTGGCAAAAGAAGATGCCGCATTTACTACAGAGTGGAAACTCGGCAATGGAACATTCATGACAATCGATGCCCCAACTATAATTGCTCTATCTGATGCCGTTACCACACACCTTAAAGATGCTTTCTTAAAAGAAAAAACAGTAAATACATCAATCGATGCCGCAACTACTGTCGCAGAATTAAAAGCCGTTCAATGGTAATATGAGCCACACAAGTAAAGAGCCACCTAGCCAATATGCAGCTGGCGACCTTCCTAGCAACCCGCCAGAAGGAACAGTTGCTTATGATAAAACCAACCAAAAGATGGTTGCGTTTAAGAATAGTTCTTGGGGTGACTTCGGGGGTTCTGGAGGTGTAGGATCTACTACTTATGTTAGAGACAATGTGGCTGGGGTTATTGACCAAATCCAAGGTGATATACCAGATAGCTGGAAAAATTCCGACACCTCTTTAAAAGGATTGGTTATTGGAACGAGTTGCACAAGTATTGGGAATAATGCTTTTTATTATTGCGATGGCTTAACTGGTGACTTAGTCATTCCAGATAGTGTTACAAGTATTGGGAGCAGCGCTTTTTATTATTGCACTGGCTTAACTGGTGATTTAGTCATTCCAGATAGTGTGACGACTATTGAGGATTATCCTTTTTGGTTTTGTAATAATATTACAACTGTAGTTCTTGGTAGCGGACTAACCTCTATAGGGGAAGAAGGCTTTGGTTTAATGCTTGGATTAACTACAGCTTATATTAATTGCCCAGCCTCAAGTTTTACAGGTGAGGGTGGTTTCTATTCTTCCCCTGTAGCAAATATATATGTTCACGCTGATTATGTTGCTGGTTATGATGCTACTTGGAAGACAGCACAAAACACAACAGCTACAGTATCAACTTGGACTAACTACCCTAACATACCATAAGATGTCACACACAACTAAAATACCACCAGCTAAATACGCAACTTCAGATCTTCCAACTGACGTTGCCGTTGGGACTATTGTGTTTGATGAAACAACAAGCGAACACAAATCATTTAACGGATCATCATGGGACGCTATAGAAGGCGGCGGTATTGGAACTCAAACTATTGTTTTTGATTCTACTGGTCCATCTTATGACCAAATCCAAGGAGATATTCCTGCCAACTGGAAAAATTTTGACTCCTCTTTAAAAGGATTGGTTATTGGAACGAGTTGTACGAGTATTGGGAGTAATGCTTTTTATTTTTGCACTGCCTTAACTGGTGATTTAGTGATCCCAAATAGTGTTACGAGTATTGGGTCTTTTGCGTTTGATGAGTGCAATGGCTTAACTTCATTAACCATTGGAAATAGCGTTACGAGTATTGAGAATCGGGCTTTTGGTGGTTGCTCTGGCTTAAGTGATTCATTAATTATTCCAAATAATGTGACAAGTATTGGTAGTTATGCGTTTTTGAATTGCATTGGCTTATATACAGCATATCTAGCGCCGCCACTAGCAAACGTTGGTAGTAATGCATTTCAAGCCTCTGGATTAAGTACCATCTATGCTAAAGATGCGGTAGCCAATGGCTGGACATTGGGCGCTGGTCAAACAGTCGGTGGTAAACCCAATGTCACCGTAATAGACTGGACAAACTACCCTGTGACACCATAATTTTTGTTGACTTTTTTTTATTAGTATATATAATACTAGTATATGAAAACAGTTCACTTCACATCTGGTCTTCCTAGAGCTTGCTCTACTCTCCTTCAAAATCTATTAGCCCAAAACCCGAAAGTTCATGCCACTGCCACATCTGGCGTTCATGAGATGGGATATATTGCTAGAGACTTCTTTGAAACAGAGGAATTTAAAACATTTAAAAACCCATTAGATGGTGAAAGACAATACATTAATTTTGTAAAAGGCGGCGTTCAAAATGCTTTTAATGATGACACCGATCGACCAGTTGTGGTAGATAAATGCAGAAGTTGGGTCGGTCATTTGGATCAATTGTTTAAAGTATTTCCAGATGCAAAAGTATTAGTGCCAGTAAGGGATATTCGTGGTATTTTATCTAGTTTTGAGAAACTAAGAATCAAGCATCCGTCAAGGTTTGTGGGTATTGAAAAACAGAATCCTCAGAACTGGACAACCATTGAAAAGAGATCACAAGGATGGTTACAAACTCCTCCTCTTGGTATTGCGGTTGAAAGACTTCACGATGCTATTAAACGCCACAAAGATAAATTATACTTTGTTCACGCAGAAAAACTCACTAGCAATCCAGTAGAAGAGATGAATAAAATCTGGGATTACCTTGAAATGGATAGGTTTGAAGTTAATCCAATGAATGTCGAGCAATATACTGAAGAACATGAGCTTGGATGGCCGTATGGTGAGCATAAAATCCGCAATGTCGTTAAACCTCTTGAACCAGACTGGCATGATGTTTTGGGCAGAGAGTTCTCAGAACAGATCAAACAAAGCTTTGACTGGATAAATGAGCTTTAATTTTTTTGCTTATAATATTTGTGTTCATATATGAATGAAGCTAAAAAATACCCACTAGATAAGTATAAGTGGTATCACAAGATACAAGTAGATGAAAACACATATACCCCTTCCACTAGGAAGAATAATGTGAATCCCCATACCATTAAACATTTTGACAACATAGATTTTAATGGTAAAAAAGTATTAGACATAGGGTGCAGAGACGGCTTTTATTGTTTCGAAGCAGAAAAAAGAGGAGCCAAAGAAATACTAGGCATTGATACATGTCTTAGTCTTGGGGCAGTAGAGTTTCTTATCCCTCACTTCAAGTCTAAAGTAAAAATGGAAGAAAAATCCATATACGACATAGATGGTGAATTTGATGTGATTATATTTGCGGGTGTTCTTTACCATTTGAAGTATCCATTCCTCGCTTTAAAGAAAATATCAGAATCCATTGTCGATGGTGGTCATCTAATAATAGAAACCGCAATCTGGCAGAACAAAGAGGAAAAATCTTTACTTTGGTGTCCTAAAGCAGAAGAAGCTCCTAATGGTCCCACCAGTCTAACCTTTTTTAATTACAAAGGATTAAAGGATAATTTAGAGTTGTTTGGTTTTGATTTTAAAGAAAGCAATTGGATTCATACAAAAGTAGATACTGGCGACATAGGAAGAACCACAACAACTTGCGTCAAGAACAAAAAACTAGGCAAAAAGCTAGATGAGTATTGGGACGGGCAACCACATAAACACTGGCAACTATAACGTAGAGCTATGAATAAAAAAATACCAGTATTCTTTCATGTCCCAAAATGTGCGGGGACATATACTTTCAATAAAATTTTTTACGTTATTAGAAATTATATATGCGGTCCAGACATAAGACACATAATAGTAAAAAGGGGCGAATATATTCTTTATCGTTTGTTGTGTTCTTCAGAAGAAGAACTCGCAGGGAAATATAAATGCATCAATGACCGCTGGACATACTCTGTTGATTATGATGATTTGGATCTTAATGATTTGAATTTATTATTTATTGAGGTTTGTGCGAGAAGTTTGAATGATTACAAAGATTACATATACAAAAATCTTCCAGACAATCTAGACCCTTATGAGTTTATATTTTTGAGAGAACCGTATGAAAGAACGTTGTCCTTGTACAACTACTTGTCATCAGAACACTCTGACCACGAACCTACAGCAAAAGGATTTGACTACAAATCTTTCTCTGATTATCTAAAGTCGTATGATCTAGAAGAGTCATGGCTAATTAGAGAGATGCTTAAATTGTCTGATGAAACAATTGTTACTGAAGAACATTTTGATGAAATATGTGAAATACTGGATGGTATGTTAGTATCCAACTTATCAGACGTAGATTCAATTATCTTAAAAGTTTGTAAGGAATGTTTCAAGTTAAAAGATTTTGATCTGACAATAGAAGACAAACAAGAAAGAAGAAACGAAAACAGCAGCAAACAAGTTACACCATACAAAGACTTAGATAAAGACGCTCAAAAACATTTCGACAACAAAACAAAATGGGACAAACTTTTATATGACAAGTATGCCAACAACAAGATAATAAGCCCTTCACAAAAACGAGGCAAATTAATTAATTGTTTTTATGATGGTGCGAATGGCGGCTTCGGAGATTTCTTGAGAGGCTCGGTTCATTTATTCAATCACTGTATGAGTAAAGGTCGTAATTTTGATGTAAATATAAACAGGCATCCAATTAAAAAATATTTTAGACCATTAAAAAACCTCCACAAACAATTTAAAATACAGGATCTAGCTTTAGAAGCGATAGACGGGAAACAATATATTTATTCATTAAAAAAACTGACAGAAAGCTCTATCATTTTAACGAAACCAAAAGAAACAAAATACATTTTCTCAAATTATCATCCATGCTTAACAGATGCCAATGATATCATAAATTATTTAAATGTAATGCCCCCAATTAATAATAGATGCTGTGCTTTCTTGAAAAACAGACTGCAGTTTTCTGATGAAATTAATCACGCTGTCCATAATGCTTTGAAAGAAGAAGGTTTTAAACCCGCTGGTTATAACGTTATTCATTTCAGATTGGGAGATCAAAACAGCTTCTCTGATCACTCTAAAAACCTAGAAGATTTATATAAAGATTGTCTATCTCGGTGTTTCATAGCTACTCTTGAAGACAAAAAACCAATTATTGTTCTATCTGACTCCAACGGACTTAAAGATTTTCTCTCTAAAAACAAAAAAGATTTACCAATTCACATACTTCACTTAGAAAGTAATCATATGCAAAGCAAGCCTTCTGGATTTTCTGGTGAAATTGAAACCACTGATGAGGGTCTTTTTTATGCTGTATTTGATATGAAATTAGTGACCTTGGCAAATTCTGTGGAATCCTACAGCATATATAATCATGGGTCTGGTTTTGTTTATTGGATAGCTAAGATTTTTGGGGTCCCAGTTAAACTAAACCTCATTAAATGATAATATCCCACAAACATAAATTTCTAGTTTCTGTCCCTCAGAAAACTGGCAGTGCTACTTTAAGGAGAACATTAATAGAATCTGATTTGTATGATTATATTGGTGGTTCCTCTATGGACTCTGGATATCTATGGCAACATGCTTCTATGGAAGAATGTAAAATAGGATTTACAAACAACGGTTGGGACTTGAGTGAATATTTTAAATTTAGCATGGTTCGCAATCCTTGGAAGAGGTATGTTTCTTGGCTGCTGTTTGTATTACAAAGAATGGAATTTTATAAAAGCCTATCTAAAGAAGAACTTGAATTGTTGCCAAAGCACAAACAAAAACATAAAGATAACCTGTCTAGACGATTTCTAGGCAAGAGTGAAAAAGAAATACTAACTAATCTTATACTGAACAAAGATAGCTATCAAAGCTTTCTTTGCTATGATAATGGAGAGTTGGCTGTGGATATGGTTGGTAAACTGGAAAATTTTAGTAACGATTTTACTAAGTTTTGTCGCAAGGTTAAAATCAATCCAGTTCCGACATTAAAACACTACAACAAAAACACCTACAAAAAACCTTATACAGACTACTATGACAAAAATCTAATTGAAATGGTAGCTGAAAAGGAGAAGTGGGCAATAGATAAATTTGGTTATGATTTCGATTTGACCTTATAAATCTATTGACGACAAACCCTTTTATTAAGGCATGATATCGCCCAAAAAAATGAAAAAGATATAAATAAATTATGGCACACAAACAACAAAAAGATTTTATAGAAAGAACCAAACAAAAGTTTCCAAAAACTTTCATCAACAAGAAAGTATTAAACATTGGATCATTTATTGTAAATAGTGGTGAAATTGAATATTTTACAGATTGTGAGATCATTGGTTTGGATATCGGTCCTGGTCCTGGGGTTGATGTTATTTGTTCTGCACATGAATATAATAAACCTGACGACACCTTTGATGCTATTATTTCGTGTGAGTGTTGGGAACACAACCCCTTTTATAAAGAAAGCATTTTAAATGCCATCAGAATGCTAAAGTCTGGCGGGGCTTTTATATTCACCTGTGCCACTACAGGAAGACCAGTCCACGGTACGTTTTCACAAGACAAAATAGACCAAAGTAAAGGACAAACCCTTCAAGGAAACACTTTCGACAAATGGATTACTATGCCTAACGTTTCAAGAGAAGATTGGGATAATGAATATTATAGAAACGTAACAGAAAAAGATGTGCGTTCTTTTTTGGATTTAGATGATATATTTTCTGAGTATTGCTTCGAAGTTAATGATGAACATCACGATCTTTATTTCTATGGTATAAAAAAATAACAATGAAAAAAGTTACTGACATATATAAGGGAATCAACTGTAATAGTGGTAAAAACAGGCTTGGTTATATAGAACACTTCTACGATTCTTTTTTTAAAAACAAGGATTACAAAACAATTCTTGAAATAGGTTGTGCTGGTGGAGAAAGCCTTCGGTTATGGGAAAGTGTATTCCCTAAAGCTAAGATTTTCGGGGCTGATATTGTAGATCGTTTCTCTCCAGCGAAAGCAACCAAATTAATTGGAGATGCATATAGTATAGAGTTTATATCACAATTTAATGATGGTTTTTTTGAGTTGATTATAGACGATGGTCCCCATACGTTTGATTCTTTTGTTTCTTTGCTCAAAGGTTACTATACTAAGTTAAAAACAGGTGGAAATTTATTAATAGAAGACGTTATTCGTCCCTTTAGAGGGCGGGGTATTACTGAAAAACAGCAAGACTATTTAATACAGCTTGCAGAAGAAATTGGTTTTAAAAATATTGAAACCTATGACATGACTGGTTTAGGAGATGATCATATGAATAATGTATTTCGAAGCGGTGTATTTATTATCAAGTTAGAAAAATAACAATGAACAATACTGTTATATGTTATTATGAACCTTTTCCGTCTGCATTTTCAAGAGATAGCTTAAAGCTTATCTCTATGTGGAAAAAGTCTTGGGCTAAAAATGGTTGGAATGTTATTGTTTTAAATAAAGAGTTTGCGAAACAACATTCTAAATATCACGAATATGATATTGACAATTTCAGTAATGTTTTGTATAATAATTGGGAAGACAAAGGATATCTTAGAAGTTGCTATAGAAGGTTGTTTGCATATTGTCATTTTGTCGATGTAAATGGTCCAACTTTATGGGCAGATTATGATGTTATGAATTACTCTTTCAACCCATCTTTTAATATAGAAAACAATACGATCTTAGGCTCTGGAACTTCAGTTGTATATCTTGATGGTTATGGTAGCGACAATATTATAGATAATATTTTTTCTAAACCTATAAGCTATGACCATAGAGAAAACAGAATGAGATTTAATCCAATGAAAACGGTTATTAAATCTAGAGTGTTTAAAAAAAAACTAAACATTGTCCAAAATGATATTCTTACCCAATACGAAAAATGCAAGACATCTAAATTTGTTCATTATCATGGAGGTTATATGAATTTATCTCCAGAAAAAAAATTTAATACGATTCATAGATCAGATTTTATACAAAAATTTAGACCTGTAATATAAATATATATATGATTAATAATAAAACAGTAGTATTAGGTAGGGGTTTTCTTGGCAAAGAATTCGAAAGGCATGGTTTCGAGGTGTTGAGTAGAGATAAATTTAATTACCCACAAACCAATGAAACAATTTTGGATAAATATGATACTATTATTAATTGTATTGGTTGTGCGGACACTAGATATTGTGAGGATGGGGATAATTGGGGACACGTTTGGACTGTCAACGCTTCTTTAGTTGGTTACCTTTCTGGGTATTGTAAGTCAAAAGGAAAAAAATTTGTTCACATTTCTACTGGTTGTGTTTATGACCAAAATAATTCGCCCCAAAAAGAAACAGATTTTGTTTCTTCTCATTGTAAATACGTTGTAAGTAAATTGGTGGCAGAATACTTTTGCGATGATAATGATTTGATTCTTAGACCAAGGCTTTATTTCAGCGATATCGAAGACAAAAACAACCTTTTGACTAAGTTGCCTAAATTTGAGAAGCATTTAACCGAAATTAATAGCTATACTTCGACCAGAACGATTGTAGAGGCGACACAAGCATTATTGGAAGCTGATCAAAGCGGAGTGTTTAATGTCGCTCAAGAAGGTTACGCAACGATAGAACAGATATGTAATCATCTAGGTATTGCTCAAAAGCCAACCTTAAATGGGGAAGAGTTAAGGAAAGAGCAGGGGTTGTATTTGGTGAATAATATTTTAGATATAGAAAAATTAAAAAAATTCTACAAACCCAGACCAATTTTAACTGAAGTCGGTGAGTTGTGGGAAATTTTAAAAACGCATTGAAGATTTAGGCTTAAAATTCTCTAGAATGAAAAAATTTTCAAAACGAAAATTTCTCCCTTATACACTTAAAATATTCTCCTGTGAAAAATAAATGCAAATTTTCCACCAATTCTCATTAAACAAGTAACTTGCTAAAAGTCAATACACCTTCTTCCTATTTTGTGTATTAACATATAAGATGTCTTGTGATTTGGAAAAAACTGTAACAGAAATCAAAAGAGGCTCCACTTTTGAACAAGTTATTACCTGTTTGGATGAGTCTGATATAGCCGTAAACCTAAGTGGTTGGGGCGTTAGTAGCGATTTGAAAGAGTCCCCAGGTGCCAGCGGACTTTTGTCTTTTGCTGTTGATAGCGGCTCTTTCGCTAGTGGTATTGTAGGCATTTCTGCTACACCAGCCGAAACATTAGTATTACCAGCTGATTATAGCTTGCAATACGACATTAAGTTCGTAGAGCCTAGTGGCGCAGTCTATTATACTGAAACCATGTATCTTAAAACAAGCAGACACATCACAGACTAATGGCTGAACCAATCACAGTAACAATAACCAATTTAAACAGCCCAATTAGAGTAGCGAAAGTTACTAATAAGGTGGCTGAAAGTGCTGTTACCTCAGTAGCTGGTAGAGTTGGAGATGTTCTTTTAACTCAAAACGATGTTGCTGGGTTAGAAAACGTAAACAACACTTCTGATTTAAACAAACCTGTAAGCACTGCTACTCAAGCAGCGATAGATGGTATAGCACTTACACCTGGACCTATTGGACCTATTGGACCAAGCGGTCTTCAAGGGCCTATCGGCCCAAGCGGCGACATCGGACTAACTGGACCTATTGGACCTAGCGGTTTGCAAGGACCTATCGGTCCAAGCGGTCTTCAAGGGCCTATCGGCCCAAGCGGCGACATCGGACTAACTGGACCTATTGGACCTAGCGGTTTGCAAGGACCTATCGGTCCAAGCGGTCTTCAAGGGCCTATCGGCCCAAGCGGCG